CCCAGTGCATCTGATCGTTGACGGACTGCCGGCACACAAGAAGGCCAATGTGCGCGAGTACATCGAATCGACCAAGGGAAGACTCACAATGCATGTGCTGCCGGGTTACGCGCCTGACCTGAATCCCAGATGTTGAGCTCAACATCTGGGATTTTAGGTTGAGTACGTTGTTATGTGGAGTAGCCCCGCAACCCTGAGGTTCTGGGCGATCAGGGCGGCGGGTCACTCCACATATTATGATCATAGTTTTCGTAACCAGTCGAGAGGGTTGACCTCGACACTGGGTACAGTGCGCGAACGTGAGGGTCCCAACGCGTCGGGGAAGATTTTCGGAAACGGCTGATAATGCGCGTTTTACTTGGACGGGCGACCATCGTGGTGGCATTGACCTGCGTCGCCCAAGAACCCGCTTCAAACGCTGCACATGCCCTTGCGTCGAGGATCGTGAATATCCTGCACTGATCAACCAAGCAGCGAACTCCTCCAGAATCGGCGCCGCCGCGCCGCTTTGATACTGAGTGTGGCGGAACGGAAATAGTTGTTCGAGCATTTGAGCCTCCGTCGGTGGTGATGGAGACCCCCACTTTTGTCGAGGCAAAGTTGAAATGTCCGGCCTAAAACAACTACGTTATGTGAAGTTCGACTGCAGACGTGGCGCCGCTTCCGGAGCGAGCACTCCGCTACTCCACATAACAACGTACTCAACCTTAAATCCCGACGAGTTCGTGTGGAGTCATCTCAAGCGAACTGGTGTGGCGCGCAATCCGTTGCGAGCGGGCGAGAAACTGGAAATCCGCGTTGAGCAGCACCTGCACGAGGTGAAAAAGAACCGCCGGCTTGTCCGCTCATTCTTTGATGCGCCATCTGTCGCCTATATTTCGGACTGCTGAGTAAATACGGTCATACCTGTGACGCTCTCCAAACCGACGCCCGCCGACAATGCGGTGGAGACTCCACCGGAGTTTTTGACGGTGCCCATTACAATAAGCACAGCTGAGGGGAACGCGATGGGGAAGGTGATGTTGCTGCCGCCGGCCGCAGAAACTCCGGCGATGGTGCCCCACTGAATGATCAACGTCCGCTTCACCCCTCCCACGTAGATCGGGATCTTGACATAGCCGTTCACTGCAAGGCTGGCCGCAAATTCACTCAGAGGGGTCGCATGACCTGCAGCGGTTGGTGCTGCCACCGAGAACACCTGTGAAATGAGGCCAGCCAACGCCGCATAGCGCGCGTCACCGGTACCAAGATTCACCGCGTGATTACTCTGTGTCGGTGCGGCTACCTGCTGAGCGCCGCCAGAGCATTCCAACAGGATGGCGATCGGGTTGCCTGAGTTGACGCCCGCAACGGTCTGCTTCATCAGGATCGCAGTGCCGCCAGCGTACAACTCGCCGCCTTGCAGCGGCTGTAGTCCGAGCCCGTAAATCGGAATGGCGGGAAGCGTGTCTGGCGAATAGGTCGATGCGCCCGTGTTGGTGTTGAGGATCTTGACCTGTTGGACGACGTTGTTGACCCACGTACCCGCGACGAGAGCCGGCGTATTGGCAGCGGCATAGGCGTTCGCAGTGCCTGTGTCTGTCAAAGTGACGGTAGTCTTCGTGGCATTGCGAATCGCAGTGACAATGTTGCCCTCGAGCGTCGCAGTCGTGCCATCGTCGGTTGAGTTCTGCCCCGAGTAGTCTGCTGCGAACTGCGCCACCACGGCCGCCATGATGCTCGACTGGCGCCAAACCTTGTTGAGTTGCGCCGATGGCGCGACGCCGGCAGAGAAGCCATTTGCGATCAGCGTCGTGACCAGCGCAACGTACTGCGCCTGCGTCAGGACGTTAGCCGTCCCACCTGTCGCGAACGGCAGGAAATCATTCGATGCGGCCATTTAGGCTCCTGAAAATGAAGAAGCCGCCCGAAAGCGGCCTGTAGTGAGGCGAAGAAGTTCAGGCGGCTACCGCCCACGAACCAGCATCGAAGCCGGCAACATATTGGTTGGAAACGTCGAATCCGAAGAGCGGCGTGTTGTTGGCGGAGGGCACCACGTAGTTCGCATGCACCCCTTCTGGTTTCAGCGGCAGATAGCCGCCAGAGAACAGTGCGCGCAGCAGTGCGCTCGGGATCGCCCCCGAGACGCCCACCGTCATCGTCATGTCCTGGTTGTCCTGGATGAAGATGTTGCTTCCGGAACCAACGAACAGATTGGCGTAGGCCGCCGCGGCGCCGGGCACTGTCCCATCCCAACTGTTCGCCGCAATCTTCGCGCGGATCAGCGTGCGGAACGTCTCGTCGTCGAGCGACGTCAGGCCGGTACTGGGGTCATACGGCCCCTGCCAGTTTCCCTGATCAAAGCCGAGTCCCGCAGTGTCCAGCGAGAAATAGACGTTCAGCGGCGTCTTGACCTGCCGCCTGATGCCTGCCCAGAGGCCCACGGCATCGAGCTGCACGCCGACCGCGTTGTCCAAATCGAACGCGGCCGGTATCGACTGCAATACGTTGATCTGGTCGGCGAAGCACTGCGCCACTGCAGCCACCATCGCTGTGAACTTGGGCTTGTCCGCGTGCTCGGTGGTGATAAGCGAGGTGTAATCGGATGCCTGCGCCATGTCAGCTCACGGTGATTGCCACGGTGGCCGGTGTCGCCTGGCCGGCGTGATTGAATGCCAACGGCACATCGGGTGAACCGGCGCCACCCGGGCCACTCAGCGCCAGGGACGTGATCCGGAAAGTATTGCTGCCTGCCACCGACTTGGCCGCGGCAAGCGCTGAATCCCATTCCACGTAGCCGCTGGGTGCCCCGCCAATCACCACGGAATTGATATAGGCCGCCACTGCCGCCTGGATCGCTGCGCCAATGGTGGACGTGTAACCGGTAAGCGCCTTCAGCGCGATCGCGCAGGTGATTGCGTCGTACGTGGGCCGGTAGAAGCTGATCGGGTGCGCGATACCGTAGGCGTCAGTGACCGGGACCGTTGTGGTGCCGTAGGTACCGCAGCCCGGCCCCTTCTTCGCAGCAATGGCCTGCGCGATCGCCGTGGCATCGCCGCCTTCGACCACCAGATAGATCTTGTTGCCAGGAATGCCATTGGCATCCGCAACGCTCGTGTCGTTCTCGTAGGGCGTCACTCGTGTGACACCGGGCACGGCCCACACTGCACCGACGGTGCCTTCCAGCACCGTGCGTGACGGCAATGCTGTCGATGTGGACTGACGCGCCTTGAGTTGCGAATCGGTTTCCACCGGCGCACCGGCGTTGGCGGCAAACGCATTCGTTACCGACTGCCAGCCAAGAGTCGGTGTCGCGATCTGGTTGACCGCACTGATACCCGAATCGCCTACTGGATCTGTACAAGTCGCTGGGCATGCCGGTCATTGAATCCGCGCCGGTCACGATGAAGATGGCCGTCGAAGAAGGCTGGTACGGCAAGGCCGGCTCCAAATGGCAGACCGAACTGCGCGCGCTGATGTTCCAGTACCGCGCTGGCAGTTTCTTCGGGAACATCCACGCACCGGACATCGTCATGGGCATGGGCCGCACGTCCGAGGAAGAGCGCGACATCATCGACATCCACGATGACGGCTCCTATACGGTCAGCCGAACCACGATCGACGAATTGCGCGGCGGCCCCGCGCCGGCGGCCGATGTGGTCGAACCTCAGGCCACCCCCGCTGCTGCTGAAGTCAAGCCTGGCGCCCAGCAAGACGACCTGATTCCTGCTGATGACGGCCAGAGCGCCCCACAGACCGTCGATGGCCCGACGCTCACGTTCAAGGACGTGAACCGCGAGCTGCTGCAGGCTGAGAACGCCGAAGACCTGGACTTCGCCCGCAGCCTGATCAAGCAAGTGCCCGACGAGAAGGAACAGGCCACGCTGCACCAGGTTGCATCGCGCCGCATGCGCGAACTATCGCCGCCGGCGGATGACGCACCGGCAGCACAGCAGACCACCCGCCGCCAGCGCGAACCCATCAACGCTGACTAATACGCCCGTGAGAGAGGACTGCCCGCGCGGACGGCTGTAGCGCGGGAGGAAGAACAGCGCCGCGCCGCCGAATGCTGAGGCGCGGCCCGCAAACAGACATGCATACAAGGACACCGAAATGAGCCTATCGCCCGAATTCAAAGCTACGATGAACATGACCGCCGGCACCCTCGGCAAGGACCTGCTGTCCGCCCTGGTGCTGGAAATGAAGATGATGCCCGACACCTGGGTGAAGCTTTCCGAGAAGAAGCAGAACGACATCATCGACCGCCTGCGCAACCGCGTCGACGCATCGGTGAAGATGGCCGTCCACCTGATCGCCGCGAACGGCCGCACTGTCGTGCAGGGCGATCTCGACAAGATCACGATCAAGGACGGCGCCCAGGCCCTGATCAAGATCGGCAAGTCGGTGTCTGCGCTGCATGAGCTGGCAGAGGCGCAAGGCAAAGCCGTGTTGCTCGTGCTGAGCGGCGACGAATCCGAGTACACCTCTGGCATGGACGAAGTGCACGGCGAGTCAGACCAGCGCGCGTTCGACCTTGGCAAGGAATACACCGATGGGGACGGCGACGGTATGCCGGAAAGCGGCGCGCCGGCCCCCGATGACGACATTGTCGGCGCCGAGTTCAAGGAAGTGCCCGCGATCGAACACCAGCCGCTGAAGGAAGAGCTGGACGCCGCCTACGAGGACGGCCACAACGCCGCGTCAGAAGGCAAGCCCGAGAGCGATTGCCCGAAGGTGGCTGGCCCGCTTTGCATCGAATGGGTGAAGGGCTGGAAGGACTGGCACGACGAACACCCGGACGAGGATCCGTTGTACGCCGAAGTCGAGTCTCTCGTCATCGAAAAGCAGCGCGTGTCGATCACCCAGATCCAACGCCATTTCAAGATCGGCTACAACCGCGCCGCCCGCCTGGTCGAACGCCTTGAAGTCAATGGCGTCGTCAGCGCCATGGATGCCGACGGCCAGCGCAAGGTCCTGAAGAGCACCGAGGAACAAGAGGGGTAAGACGCCATGCGTATCACCGCCATCCACGCCCGCAACTTCCTCGGCATCCGGGCTGCCGACATTATCCCCGCCACCCCGGTGTCGCTGATCTGCGGCCCGAACGGCGCAGGCAAGTCCAGCGTGCAGGAAGCCGTGCGTATGGCGCTGACTGGCGAGAGCGTGCGCGTCGGGCTGAAGAAGGAATACGGCCGGCTGCTGCACGACGGTACCGACTCGGGCTCAATCGTGGTGTCGGCGGGCCCGCAAGCCAACAGCATCGCCCTGCCGTCCGGCAAGTTGACCGCCGGCCTGCAGGCTGACCCGCGCCTGCCCTACGTGCTCGACGCCCAGCGCTTTGCGCGCTTGGAGGTCAAAGAGCGCCGCGCGTTCCTGTTCGACCTGATGGGTCTAAAGCTCGGTACCGACCTGGTGCGCGAGCGCCTGCTCGCACGTGGCTGCCTGCCGAAGAAGATCGAGGCTGTGCTGCCGCTGGTGCGTGCCGGCTTCGATGCGGCGGCGAAGGAAGCCCAGACGAAGGCCACGGCCGCCAAGGGCGCATGGCGTGCGCTGACCGGCGAGAACTACGGCGCCGTGAAGGCCGCCGACTGGACCGCGCCCGTTCCGGAAGGTGGCCCGGCGCCCGAGGACCTGAACGCGACCATTGCCGAGCTCGAGGCCGAGATTGCGGAAGCATCCGGCGAGGCCGGTGACCTGCAGCGCCAGTTCGGCGAGATTGATGCTGCCGCGCGCCAGCGTGCCCACCGCGACACGAAGATTCGCGAACTGACGAACAAGGCCGCAGGGCTGGCCAAGTCGCAGGAATCGGTGGGCCGCGCCCAAGCGGAACGCGACGACTTCCTGCCCAAGGTGGAAGCGCTGCGCGCGGCTGCCGGCGGCAAGCAGACCGGCGTGTCCTGCACGTGCCCGGAATGCGGCGCCCTGCTGCAGTACCTGGCCGGCCAGCTGGCGCTGCGCGAGCCCGTCCAGGCCGACCCTGAGGCCGCGGCCCGCCTGCCCGAATACGAGCGCAGCCTGACCGTGCTCGAAAACGCCCTCAAGAGCCGCACCACCGAGCGCGATGCCGCCAAGGCCGCGGCGTCGCAGCTCGAGCTGCTGCGCAAGGATGCCGCGGTGGATGCTGGCGATGCCGATGACCAGGTGCGAGGAAAGATCGAGGCGCAGCTCAAGACGCTGCAGGACGCGATCGCGGGTGTCGGCAAGGAACTGGAATCCGCGCGCACCGCACAGCGCGCCATCGCGCAGGCCGGCGAGCTGACAGGCAAGGCCGCCCAACACCACGCAGACGTGGTTGCCTGGGAAGCGCTTGCCGACGCACTGGGCCCGAGCGGCATCCCTGCTGAGCTGCTGGCGGAAGCACTGGGCCCGATCAACGATCGCCTGACCGCCGCCGCGAACATGACCGAGTGGTTCCGCATCGGCATCGAGGCTGACATGACCATCACCGCCGATGGCGGCCGGCCCTATGCCCTGCTGTCCGAGTCCGAAAAGTGGCGCGCCGACGCGATGATCGCAGAGGCCATCACGCAGCTCACCGGCCTGCGCCTGCTTGTGCTGGACCGCGCTGATGTGCTGATCGGCGCCGAGCGCGATCGACTCTTCTGGTGGCTCGATGACTTGGCCGTAGATGGCGCGATCGACACCGCGCTGGTGTTCATGAGCCTGAAGGCGCCGCCCGGCGCGCTACCCGAGGCCATCACGCCGTTCTGGATAGAAGACCACCAGGTCGGCGTCATCAGGGAGGCTGCGTGATGGTCAGCACCTCGCAAATGATCAAGCGCCTGGAAGGCCTGCTGGGTACCAAGGACCTGAGCGCATGGGAACAGAGCTTCGTGCGATCGCTGGCTGAGCGCATGCACGCCGGCGAAGTAACGAAGCTCACCGGCACCCAGGTGGACAAGCTCGACGAACTTCACGGGAAGCACTTCACATGAACACCCAACCCCAACGCCGGATCATGCGGCTGCCCGAGGTCTCCGAGCGCGTAGGCCTGGGCAAGACGGCTATCTACAGCCGCATCAAAGACCACACGTTTCCGTCACCGATCAAGCTCGGCCGCGCCAGTGGCTGGATCGAGGAAGAGGTTCAAAACTGGGGCGAAAGTCAAATCGAAGCGACGCGCGGGAAGCACTGATGGGCTGCACGACCGCACTGATCGTCGTTGCCGCTGCCGGGCTGATCTTCATCGCTGCTGGGATCTACGCCGCGCACCGTAACGCCCGATGGATGGCGAGCTACGACACCAAGAACAAGGAAACGAAGGAATGACCAGCAATCACGCCCGCGTGGCGCAGCCCGATGCGGCGAATACGGCCGCAATCGCCGCAAATTGTGCGGCGAATAGCGACGGCGAGGTGCGCGCATGATCCGCCGCGAGTACAACAGCTTCGGTTTCTGCTGCGGCCTGGGCGGCGGCGCAAAGGGTTTTAAGAAGGCCGTTTCTCGCGTCGGCAACATGATCGGCACCTGGCGCTGCATCGGCGGCATTGACAACGACCCGGCCGCCGCGCGCGACTTCGAGACGCTGGTGGGCGTGCCGTGCACGGTGATGGACCTATTCACCCGCGAGCAGCACACCGCTTTCCACGGCGCCGAGCCGCCAGCGGGCTGGCGCGAAGCCACGCCGAACGACATCGTGCGCGCAGCTGGCCACCAGCACCCGCACTGCGTGTTCATCTCCAGTCCGTGCAAGGGCGCGTCCGGCTTACTGTCGGAGACCCTGAGCCGCACGCCGAAGTACCAGGCGCTGAACGAGCTGACGCTGCGCTGTGTGTGGCTGATGTGTGAGGCGTGGAAGGATGATCCGGTCGAGCTGATCGTGTTCGAGAACGTGCCGCGGCTGGCCACGCGCGGCCGGCACCTGCTCGACCAGATCGGCCAGATCCTGCGCCACTACGGCTACGCCGTGAACGAGACCACGCACGACTGCGGCGTGATCGGCGGCCTGGCCCAGAGCCGCAAACGCTTCCTCCTGGTGGCACGGCACACTGCGAAGGTGCCGGCATTCTTGTACGAGCCGCCCGTTCGGCGCCTGCAGGGCGTCGGCACCGTGCTCGGCCGCATGCCGCTGCCCGGCGCTACGGCCGGCGGCCCGATGCACCGTGTGCCGGCGCTGCAGTGGAAGACGTGGGTGCGCCTGGCTTTCGTCGAGGCAGGAAGCGACTGGCGCAGCTTGAACAAGCTGGCCGTCCAAGACGGCTACCTGAACGACTACCTGATCATGCCGGAATACCGCGAAGGGAGCGGTTTCCTTGGCGTCCGCAAATGGGAAGAGCCGGTCGGCACCGTGGCCGGTCATAGCGGCCCGACGAACGGCGCATTCTCTGTGGCGGATCCACGCCACGCAGCGGGCGCCGCCCAGTATCAGCAATACGGCGTGCTGCGCTGGGGCGATGCAGCTGGCGCGATCACGGCCGGCACGAATCCCGGCCAAGGCACGTTCAGCGTCGCAGATCCGCGTCACGACGGGCCTGCCAAGCACAACAACGAATACAGGATCGTGCCGTGGGCCGGGGCTGCTGGCGCTGTCACCAGCGCTCACGCGACGGGCCAATGTGTTCAGGATCCGCGCGCATCAACGGGTTTCGAGGGCGCCGGCAAGTACCGCGTCACGAGATTCGACGAACCCGCCGGCACGGTCATTGCCCGAAGCGACACTGGCCAGGGTGCGTATGCCGTGGCCGACCCGCGCCCAGGCATGCGGCGCGAGCGCGGCGACAACTACCTGACCGGTGGCCACTATGGCGCCGTCGGCTGGGATCAGCCCAGCGGCGCGGTGTCAGCAGCTGCTGGCCACGACAACGGCCGCTGGTCGGTCGCCGATCCGCGCCTGCCGGCCGCCAGCGACAAGGTGGTGGCCATCATCCGCGCCCTGGACGGCACGTGGCACCGCCCGTTCACCACGCTCGAGTTGGCCGCGCTGCAGTCGCTGATCGAGCCCGAGGAATACCTTGAGCTTGACGGACTCAGCGATCAGGCCTGGCGCGAGCGCATCGGCAACGCTGTACCGCCGGACGCGGCCGTGGCGATCGCCGAGGTGATGGGCACAACGTTGATGCTGGCCGAGACCGGCGAGACATTCATGCTGTCGTCGACGCCAGTGTGGGTGCGGCCCGTTGCGATAGCGCTGACTGTGGCGCAGCAGGCGGAGATGGCGTGACCCTACTCAACCTTCATCCAGGTCTCGACGCCGGTCAGCACGTCGCTATCCCGGACCATGGACTCGCCGCACGCCGTGCAAACGTAGTACTCCGGTGCGCCGTTGAACGGGATGTCGGCAAGCCTGGCCCACACCTCTTGAGGGATCTCGTTTCGCTGGAGGGCAGGATGCCCCGCCGTAGCTGCCTGACGGCCGTGAAGCGCGTTACACGCGTCGCAATGTGCCATTTCTGTTTCCTTTCTTGGGAACGTCATCCCAGCACGCTTATCGTCCAGGTCTGGTATCAGAAGTTGAGGGATCCAAGGGCGATGAGATCCAGATGCGGGTTGACCCGACGCATTTCGTACGCCGCCCCGCGGATCCGTTCCTTGTTTGCAGCAAACACGGCCCGATCATCGCCAGTGCGGTTGACATCGAAAATGGCCAACGCGGTACGGGAGATCCTTGCAGGGACGCGGGACTCACCATCAATGATGGTGAACACCAAGAAATCTCCTGTCGTTTCGGCCGCCGGGTCGCTGATCTGAAAGCTGTCGTCCATGTCATCCCCTCGAAATGTTCCGGAATCCTAGCATGACGAAAGAACGCCCCATTCCCTTCAGCGGTCGAGTTCCGGCGCGTTTAGGGAGAATTATCCAATGCCAATAAAACTGCTTCCGTGCCCGTTCTGCGGGCGTGACGGCCAGATGAAAACATCGCACGGCTGGTCAGCCGCCAGTTGCACCGACGTCGGGTGCTGCGGCCACCAGATTGCGCTGACGCATCAGAGTGAGGACGGCGCGGCCGCCGCGTGGAATCATCGCGTGCCGACACACGCAGAAACGGGTTTGGGGACCACACCGTGAAACACCTGATAGAAACCGCGCTCGACGGCGACTCCGGTTGCATCCTCTCCGACTGCGAGCAGTACCGCTACCGCCTATGGCGCGAGTGGGACCGCAGCCGCCCCGGCCTGGGTTTCATCATGCTCAACCCATCGACCGCCGACCACCAGGTCAACGACCCGACCATCACGCGGTGCCTGCAGCGCGCGCTCGCCGGGCGCTACGGGCGCTTGGAGGTGGTGAACCTGTTCCCGTTGCGCTCGACCGATCCCGATGGGCTGCTCACGCACCCGGCCCCGCTCGGAGACCGGTCGGGCCGGAACGACGGCGCCATCATGGACGCGATAGACCGCTGCTCGATGGTGATCTGCGCCTGGGGCGCACACAAAGCGGCGCCGGAGCGCGCGCTCGAAGTCTTGCGCATCGTCGGCATGTGCGGGCGCGGGAACCTGCTGTATCACCTCGGTCTGAACAAGGACGGCAGCCCCAAACACCCGCTTTACATTGCCGCGAGAAAGCGGCCAGAGCGATTTATCGCTTTAGCGGCCTAGCGTCCGTCTGGCGCCGGGGCGCCTTCCGGACGGGCGAACCAGCTTTCCACCAAAGCCAATTGCGCAGCAGCTGGCGTGGCTCGGCTCCAGACATAGTCCACGACATCGACTTTCCAGTCGAAGTAGCCTGCTGCACTAAACCTCCCCTCCCAGATGCGATCGACTCCGCTTCCGAGAGCGAGCAACTCCGCATGCGCCACAGTTGCGCGCTGCAGCAGCATGGCATCGAATGGCTCGCGCAGATTGGCGATGTCGTCGATCGTTCGTGCCGCAGCGTCGGCCCGCCGCTTTACCTCATCAGCGAACCATCGCACATAGCCTTCCGTATCTCGGCGCCCATCGAGCACGGCTTGAACATCCAATCGTTGCGCTGCCTCGGTCATCATTTGTCCTCTGTTATTCGCAATGCACAAGTGTGGTCCGCCCACGCCTGCATCATCTGCCGGCGCTCAGGCAAGTACTGTGCGTGATTGTAAGCTGCGCGCACCTTGTTCCGTTCGACGTGCGCCAGCTGGCGCTCAATGACGTCCGGCCGGAAGCCCAGCTCGTTCAGCGCCGTCGACGCCAAGCCGCGAAAGCCGTGTCCGGTCATCCGCGAGTGGTATCCCATGCGGTACAGCGCATACAGCATCGTGTTGTTGCTGATGTAGCCCGTCTTGCCGCGCGCGCTGTAGAAGAGGTTATCGCGATGGCCGTTGATTTCGCGCAGCTCTTTCAGCACGGCCAGTGCCTGCGTCGACAGCGGCACCACATGCGGGTCACGCATCTTCATGCGCGCCGCTGGCACCAGCCATTCCGCCTTGTCCTCGTCGATCTCGTCCCACTTCGCCTGGATCATTTCCGTGGTGCGCACGAACGTCAGGGTCATGAGCTGCAGCGCCAGGCGCGTGACCTTGTCGCCCTCGTAGCCATCAATGTCGCGCAGCAGCATCGGCAGCTCGGAGAGGGGAACGCGGGCCATATGCTGGACCGGCGCTGACTTCAGGACAACCTCGCTGTCGATATCGGTGGCCGGATTCCGATCGCAGAGCCCATAGACGATCCCGTACTGGAACACCGCGCGCATGCGCTGCAGCACCCGCTTGGTCGTCTCGCGCACACCGCGGGCCTCGACCTTCTTGAGCAGGTCCAGAATGGCCGGCGCCTTGATCTCGGCGATTGGCGTGGTGCCCAACACCGGGAAGACGTCATTCTCGAGGGAGGCGATCACCTTGCCCGCGTAGACCTCGTTCCAGCTGTCCTTCTGCGTGGCGTACCAGTCGCGCGCTACTGCCTCGAAGGAATTGCCGGCGGCGATCTTGGCGGCACGGCGCTGGTCCTGTTTGGCGGCGCCAGGATCTTTCCCATCTGCGACGAGTGCACGCGCCGCGTCCCGCTGGGAGCGAGCCTGCGCAAGGGTCACTTCCGGATAGACGCCGAACCCGAGCCTGTTCTCGCTACCGGACGGCCGGAAATATCGAAACCGCCAGAGCTTGCGCCCATCAGGCATAACCTCCAGAAACAAGCCACCACCGTCCGCCAGTTTGTACGGCTTCTCTTTTGGCTTGGCATTGCGGAGTTTCGTGTCTGACAGCGGCTCTACGCGGATAGGCATTTTTTCGTGGCACCGAAAATCGTGGCATTGCTGGTGCCACGAATGATGCCTCGAAAAATCGCGGATGCCAACGATTCATCACGAACTTTAGCGAACGACGAAACGCCGCGAGGCCTTGTATTTACTGGGGTTGGAGAACTTCAGAGAACTGCTGCGGACTTGTTTATGGTCCCGCCGACAGGAATCGAACCTGTATCTAGCGCTTAGGAGGCGCTCGTTCTATCCATTGAACTACGGCGAGCGGACCGTCTGCATGGCACTCGCGCCGCGCTGGGGCGGGCGAATCGGAA